GTGGAGCACAGCGGCGAGGTTACACAGAGGACCGAGGAGCACTACCACATCATCCAGGAGGTCATCAGTGATCCAGACGTCGCCGACCGGGTTAGAGAGCATTTCAGACGAAGAACTGGAGACCGCCCTCGCTAGGGAGGATTTCGGTTTCTTCTGCGAATACGTGCACCGCGGAGGGTACACGCCCGCGGCGCACACCGACCTGATCGCCCGCAAACTCGAAGCCGCGGAGCGTGGGGACGTGGACCGGTTGCTCGTTCTCCTGCCCCCAAGGCACTCGAAGAGCATGACCATCACCGAGACCTTCCCCGCCTGGTTCATCGGACGAGACCCGGAACGGCGCGTGATCCTCACGGCTTACGGTGATAGCCTGGCGCGGGGGTTCGGCCGCCGGAACCTGCGCAAGTTGCAGGAGTACGCCGAACCCCTGTTCGGGTTGACCCTGGAAGCAGGGGAGCGCGGCGCGTCCTCGGTCGCCATCGCAGGCCATCGAGGCGGGATCGTCTCCGCCGGGATCGGTGGGGCGATCACCGGGCAGGGTGCGGACCTCCTGATCGTTGACGACCCCGTGAAGAACTGGCAGGAGGCCACGTCGAGCACGTACCGGGAGATGGTGTGGCACGAGTGGCAGAATACGCTCCTGACCCGGCTCCATCCCGGCGGGCGCGTGGTTATTGTTATGACGCACTGGCACCACGACGACCTCGCCGGGCGTCTCCTCGAACGAGAGGGGGACCGCTGGGAGGTCGTGAGACTCCCCGCCATCGCCGAGGACGCAGACGACGCCCTCGGTCGGCAGGCGGGGGAGGCGCTGTGGCCAGACCACGGGTTCGACCTTGACCACCTACACCGGACGCGGGAGACCGTGGGCTCGCGGGTGTGGAACGCCCTATACCAGCAACGCCCGGCCCCCGTCGAGGGCGCGCTGTTCAAAAGAGACTGGTTCCAATTTTATTCCACACTGCCGCCGACCTTCGAGGAAGTGATCCAGTCTTGGGATTGCGCGTTCAAGGAGTCGGCGACTTCGTCGTACGTTGTCGGCCAGGTGTGGGGTCGCGTGGGATCGTCGAAGTACCTGATCGCGCAGACCCGAAAACAGATGGGATTCGTGGAGACGGTGAACGCGGTAAAGCGGAAGGTGATCGAGTTCCCGGAAACGAAGTCCATACTTATCGAGGACAAAGCGAACGGCACCGCGGTCATCGAGACACTAAAGGCCCACATCTCTCGGATCATCCCGGTGGAGCCACGCGGGGGGAAAGAGGCGAGGGCGACATCCATCACGCCGGAGTTCGAGGCCGGGAACGTCTACCTGCCCGAATCCGCTCGGTGGGTGGAAGACTATATCGAGGAGTTGGTGGAGTTTCCGCTGGGGTCACACGACGACCAGGTGGACGCGACCTCCCAGGCGCTGATCCGGTTGCAGGGTCGGAAGAAGTTCCAGGCAGTTCCCGGGGTGTTCCGATGATGAAAACAGCCAATAGTATACGCGCGAGAGAAAAAAGTCTGGGACCACGTGAATCTATTCTAACTCCAATAGTGTTATAGATCGCCCTCGCGATAAGGTCTTTTCGTTGATGTGGTAGGGGAAAGTGACCTATAGGAATTTGCCGAAAACTTCTATATCACTCTTATATGTCTTATAGGAAAAAGGAGGCTTTCGCGGGTGAGGACCCCAAAACACCGCAAAAACCGGTAAAAGCGGGGTTCGCGCAATAGGAATAACGGAGGGGGCATCCGGTAAAATGGACAGCCAGATATTGACCAGGATCGAAGCAAACGAGGGCGAGGTGACCTCGAGAATATTGAGAGACATCCTCGCCGAGAGCGCGGCGGACCTTGCCCACGAGAAACTCCTGTTCCGGGAGTACAAGGCCGAGGACCTAAGCATCTTGAGGCGGGCCGCCCTTGAGACGACGGCGGCAAATAACCGACTACCGAACCCGTTCCGCACAAACATCGTAGACCAGGTCGTCGGGTACATGTACGGCGAGCCGATTAGTTACGGCTTAGAGCGGACTGCGGAGGACGAACAGAACCTGGAGCCCACGGCGGAGGAACTGTGGTTCCAGAAATGGCGGCGCGTGAATCAGATAGACGACCTCGATTCCCAGACCGGGAAGATGACTTCGATCTGCGGCTACGGGGCCCGCCTGCTCTACGTGGATAAGGATCTCGAACCCCAGGTGATGGATATCCCGCCGTGGGAGGCCATTTTCATCGAGGACCGGTCGTTGGACGAGGTGCAGTACGCCCTTCGGACGTACCCGGTAATCGTAGAGGAGAACGGCAAGATGCTAGAACGCACCCGGGTCGAGTGGTACGATGACCGGTACGTGACCTTCTACGTGGAGACCCGCGGCGGGGACTATGTGTTGGACCCCACCGAACCCCGTAACCCGATGCCCCACCAGTTCCAGGCCATCCCGCTGATCCGGTTCAAGAACAACAATGAGCGCAAAGGTGACTTCGAGGGGGTCCGCCCCTTGATCGACGCCTATGACCGGTTGATCTCGGATGCACAGAACGTGCTCGAAGACTTCCGTGCCGCGTTTATGGTGTTCGAGGGCGACAGCCCCCCGGACCCCGCAGACATTAATGCGATGAAGCAATACCGGACGATCTCCGGACCGGGGCGAGTGTACTATCTCACGAAGGAGATCAACGATGCGTTCCTGGAGAAACAGAAGGACACGTTGCAGCGCAATATTTACAAGTTCTCCCAGACCGTGGACATGGACGATGACGCCTTCCACTCCGCGGAAAGTGGCGAGGCCCGTAAGTGGCGGCTTCAAAGCCTTGAGAATAAGGCCATCACGAAGGAGCGAAAGTTCACCCAGGCACTACAGGAGATGTTCCGGGTCCTTTGCACTTACCGCCGCGTGCCGATAAACGACTGGACGCGGATCACTTTCGACTTCCGCCGAAACCTGCCGATAGACTTGCAGTACCTCGGCGAGGTCGCGGGCAAGTTCAAGGGGATCATTAGCGACGAGACCCTGCTGGCGCAGTTCCCGTTCATCGAGGACCCCCGGGACGAGATCCGCCGTATGCTTGACGAACGCGAGCAGATGCCTTCGGTCGCAGACATAGAGGACGAGGAGGACGAAGAGTAATGGCCCTGGGCGCGGACTTCGAGAAACTCGACCGCCAGTTGGCGCGGCTAGAGCGTAACGGGATCAAAGGGGCCCAGAAGTCTTACGCGTCCATGTACCGGAAACTTCGTAACGAGTTGGCCGGTGTCTTCGACAAGTACGCCGATTCCAGGAACCGGTTAAGCCTGGGGGAGATGAGCAAGTATAACCGGCTGGACGCCCTGAAGAAGCGCGTGGCCAAGATCGTCCGGGAATCCTACGTCAGCACGGGGCGTGAGATTCGGAGCGCGCTCCGGGACGTGGCGCGGACCTCCCACGACAGCACCCTGGACCTCCTGTCCGACGCGGCCGGGCGCACGCTACGCGGGAAGATCAAAGGGGAGACGATCACCGAGCACCTCCAGGACCCGCGAACCGGATTAAAACTCAACGAGCGGCTATCGGTACAACGCCAGCAGATCGTCGCCCGGATCGACCAGGAGATCACCCGTGGGCTAGCGCGGGGGGATACATTTCGTGACATCACCCACACCATCCGCGAGGAAGTCGACATGGACTTGGCGAAGACCACAAGAGTGGTCCGTACCGAGGGCCACCGCGTGCAGGAGCAGGCGCGGCTCGACGCCCTGGACCACGCCGACGCCCAGGGGGTGGTGATGGTGAAGCGATGGGTCTCGGCACGAGACGAACGTGTTCGTGCCTCTCACGAACACATGCACGGCCAGGAGGTCGACTACGAGGACGACTTCGTGAACCCGTACACAGGCGGCGAGGGCCCTGCACCGGGGATGATGGGGACTGCCGCGGATGACATCAACTGTCGTTGTCGAATGGTTATTGATATAGTAGGGGTAGAGTGAGGGTCGAACATTACAAACCTTCGGGGGTGCAATGTTCGGAACTCGGAAGGAGAGAGACCATGCGTATGATAGACCTTCAGCTGTTCGCAGAAGAACGGGATTCGAAGGAGCCGAACTCGCCGGAGGAAGAAGCGACCTCCGGGGACGAAGAGGGCGGGTCCGAGGAAACCGGCGAGGGGAAGCACGTCACCCTCGAAGAGGCCAAGAAGATGCTTCAGTCCGAGGCCGACAAGATCCGGACGGAATACTCCAAGAAATTGAAGGAGGAGCGTTCGGAACGCGAGCGGCTAGAGAACGAGAAACTGTCGGCGGAAGAGAAACTCGCCCTCGAAGAGGAGCGGCGACGGAAGGCCCTCGAAGAGAAGGAACAGGAGTTAACCTCCAAAGAGTTGAAACTCCGGTCCTTCGAAGTGATGGAGTCTCACGAGATACCGCGTGCTCTCCAGCCGATACTCCTCGAAGGTGTGGACAGCGAGGACGGATTAACCCAACGTGCTGACCTTTTGAGCAAGACCTTCTCCGAGGCAGTCCAGACGGCGGTCGACGAGCAGATGTCGGAGTACGGCAGGAAGCCCGCTTCCGGGGATTCGAGCGGGAAGGACCCGTCCTCGATGACCATGGAGGAATACGCCGCCCACTGGGAGGCCCAGAGGGAGAAGAAAACCTCACTCTAGGAGCGTGAAAAATAATGGCTAATGACTTTTTGACTGTCCAGCAGATAGCCCGCCAGGCTCTGCTCAGACTGCAGAACAACCTCGTGCTGGCCGGTCTCGTGCACCGGGACCACAGCAACGAGTTCGCATCCTTCGGCGACACCATCCAGGTCCGCAAGCCCGCGACCTTCGAGGCGAAGGACTTTACGTCGGGGTCCAGTACCACCGATGCCCAGGACATCGAGGAAGATAAGGTCCTCGTGAAACTGGATAAGATCGCGGACGTTACGGTGGAGGTTACCTCGAAGCAGTTGGCCCTGAACCTGGACGACTTTGGCGAGCAGATAGTCGAGGGCGCGATGCAGGCCCTGGCCCAGAAGATCGATAACGACCTGGCCGGGCTATATACCGCGGTCCCTTATTACTCGGGCACCCCCGGCAACACGCCCGACGCCCTATCCCACATCGCTCAGGCCCGTAAGACCTTGAACGAAAACAAAGCCCCCTTCGGGAACCGCCGTTTGCTCGTGGATCCCGAAGCAGATGCCGAACTACTGGTCCTCGACGCCGTGGCTTCTGCCGCCAAGAGTGGCAGCACCGACGCCCTGCGCGAGGCTTCCCTGGGCCGTCTGCTTGGCTTCGATACGTTCATGAGCCAGAACACCCGGGCCCACACGAAGGGCGACCTCGCGGCGGCCTCCGGTGACATCGTAGTGGAGAGTGAAGTCGACGCCGGTGCGACCGAGATGACCCTCGAGACGGGTTCGGACGCGGACCTCACTGGGTCCCTCAAGGCGGGTGACCTCTTCAGCATCGCGGACAACGACCAGCAGTTCGTCGTCACCGAGGACGCCGACGCGGACACCACCGACGACGAGATCGCCATCAAGTTCTATCCCGCCACCGCGGAGACCATTGACGCCGGCAAGGAGGCAACGATCCAGGATACCCACGTCGCGAACCTTGGCTTCCACCGGAACGCGCTGGCATTGGTGAACCGTCCCCTGGCCCTCCCGATGGGTGGGGCCGAGGGCGAAGTCGTCAACTACAACGGGCTAAGTGTCCGGGTGACGCAGGGATACACCATGAGTTCGAAGGTTAACACGATATCCTTCGATATCCTCTACGGTGTCAAGTGTCTGCAGCCCGAACTCGCCGTTCGGATGTTCGGGACCGCCTAACAATAATCCCCAGGGGGGAGGGGATCACCCCCTCCCCCACAGGATCGAGGTGGAGGCATGGCGGAACGGATAGAGTGTCAAAAGTGCGGATACACCACGAACTCGCCGAAGATTATGGCGATACATCGTCGCCACGAGTGCCCGGGTTACCCGGAGGAAGAGGCGGTCGACCTTGTTGCGCTTACGTTGGAAGAGTCGACGGTAGACACGCTCCGGGAGGTTGCCCGGTCACGAGGTCTAGCCCCGGGGAACTTGCGGAAGGCGGAACTGATCGAATTGATCCGTCGAGAGAGTGGTGGCGATGGGAGGTAAACCTTCCAAGGGCACCCCAAAGGATATGCGCCTCAAGCGAAACCGCAAGGCGGGTAAGAAGAGTTTGAAGAGGATTCTCCGCCGAAAGTACGGTGGTAAATGATGGCCGAATATTATAGCACGCCAGCGCGGGTGATAACGTATACCGGAGTTCGCCCCGGGGACCTGAACCTCGACGATACCGAGGGCGGGTTGACGGCCGACGAGAAACTGGAGGCCATCCTGGAGATGTGGCTCGGCGAGGTCAAATCCTTGATGGACCGCTTCCAGGGTAAAGAGTACGAGGACCCCGTCCCTGAGGGGATACACAACATCGCGACCCGGGCCTGCGCCCACCACGTCACGAACGCGAAGATCCGCCGCGAGCAGAACATCATCCGAATCGACGAATACGCCCAGCGGTCGATACAGGACTTCGTCCTCTCCAACGACATCCGCGAGGACCTTAAATCCTTCGAGAGCGAACGTCATGGGTGGCGGTTCGCATGAGTTTCGAACTAGAGATCAACGAAGAGGAGTTACACGAGTTCCTCGACCGGGGGCAGGCCGCCATGGAGCGGGCCATGTATCTCACGCTGATCGACTACGAGAGCCGAATCGTCGAGGAGGTTCCCACGGACCAGGGCCAACTTTCCGGGTCCTGGCGTACCGAACAGGACGATGCGTTCACCGGACGAGTGATAAGCGACCTTGAGCACGCGGCGAGCATAGCATACGGGACCGACGCGATCCCGAACCTGCCCTGGGACCCGATAGCGGAGTGGGCACACCGCAAGGGTCTTCCGCCGTTCCCGGTGTGGATGAAGATCCGCGAAGAAGGCATCAACGAGAACCCGTACCACGAGCGAGCCTGGCAACGGACGCGCGGCAGGTTGCAGGAGTTCATGTCGATGGCGGTTGGGGAGACGGCAACATGAGCAACCTTTCAACGATACTCGAGGACATCATGGACGCGGTCGAGACCGTGGTCTCCGCCAACATCGACGCCGGATGGACGGTCGTTCGCGGTGAAGCCGCCCGCTTCGCTCCGCGTCCGCCGGTGCTATGGATCCACACGGACACGGCCCGCTTGCACCCGGGCTCCACCACGCTCCGAGAGGTGTGGGAACTCCCGGTGATGCTCGTGGCCGTGACGTTCGATACAGACAACCCGAAAGAAGGCCAGCGGAAGGCGACGGCGATGGCCGCCGATGTCCGGGCCGACATCCTCGCGAACGGGCTGGACGTGGCGGAGGTCGGATGGATTGAATCCACTGCTTTCGAACCCAGGACAAGATTCCCCGACGAGGGTGGCCGGTACTCCGCGGGCGCGGTAATCCAGGTGACCTTCACGGTTAAGGAGAGTGCAGGAAATGGTGACTAAGAGATTAAGATATGCCGGATTCGCACAGGAAGCGGAGTACGGCACGTTCGAGGCCGCCGCGACCTTCCACGTCGATATAGCCTCCGCGTCACTGGACACACCGTCCGACGCGGAGATGTTGTACTCCGGCGGACGCGGTCGCAGTCCGGCAATCCGTCGCCCCGGGTTCTACAGCCCCGAGGGCGATGTGGTCTACGCCGTGGACGTCGAGACTATCGCCGCAATCCTGAAATGGGCCCTTGGCGGGTATGAGTTTACCGCGGCGGAGGGTGAGGGCACGATCAACACCCACGAGGTCTGGGGCTACGACCAGCAGACGCTTGATTCGTTCACCGCGTTCGTCGGCAAGGACGCCCTCGAACACGTCTTCGCAGGATGCACGATCAATAGTCTGGAACTTTCGGTGGAAGGCGAGTTCGTGCAGGCCACGCTCGGGATTGTCGGAGCCGAGGACAAGAAGGTGACGCTTGCGGCCGAGGGTGACCTCCTTCTCCCGGACGACTACCCCATGACCTTCCAACACGTGAAGGTCGAGAACGGGGCATCCAACATCAGCGCGGATGTGAAGTCCCTAACCTTGAGCATCTCCAACAACGCAGACGCCAGCGCGGGTCGCGGCATGGGTCAGCGCACGCCGTACCGGGTCCCGGTAAACGCCCGGGAGGTGACCATGTCGATGTCGCTGTGGTTCGATGATACGACCTACCTGGAGTCATTCTGGGGCGGCTCATCGGCACCCGACCACGCGGACGGTTCAGACGCGGAGGCGTTCACGGTTACGCTTGATGTTGGAGATGGACGGTCGGTGGAACTGGAATTGCCGAATGCCTACATCAACGAGATCAACCTCACCGCATCCGGCCGCGACGAACTGGTGCAAGAGATCAGCGTTACAGCGATGCGGGATGTCGTTGCCCTGCTCGACGCTAGCACGGTCGACACCGAGATCGTAGCCACGATCCTGAACAATGAAGGGGACTTGACCTGATGAAGTCTGAGATACTTGGGGGCATCTACAAAACCGAGGAGCGTTACATCGAGGCCCTGGATAAGACCATTCCCCTACGCTCCCTGTCCGGCGGCGAGTGGTCGTCGATCCGGTCACAGCGAACTGCCCGGATGCGCGCTCACGGGAAGGCCACCGAGGACGCCGATGTCACCGTGGACTTCTCGCTCGGGGAATCCCAGGAAGACGAGTTCCTCGCGGACGTGTACGCGGTGAAGTATGGCCTCGCGGTGACGAGCGACAAAACAGATCGCTGGAGCGTCGAGGAAGTCAAGATGCTACCTTTGGCGGCCATCGAAGAGATCGCGGCCGCGGTCTATGAAATCTCGGGGGTAGACTCCAAGCGGGGGGAACTACTGGACAAGGCGCGCGACGAGGTGGAGTCCTTTCGTAGCGAGTGACGAAGGAAAACTCGTCGCCCTGCTTCACTTTCACGGGTCGCCCCTGGTGTCCACGCAGAAAGACTTGACTCCGGTCCAGGAGTACTACCTTGCGCGGGTGGTCTCGGACCTCTTGAAGGGCACCCGGGACGGGTCCACGGGGGACCAAGTATCAGGGGACCTCCGGTCGGAGTTCGAACGCCGAAGGACGAGGCGGTGATTAGATGGCTAGCGAAATGAGTGTCGTCGTCCGCGCGAAGGACGAGGCATCCAAGGTATTCGAGAACGTGAAAGGATCAGGCCAGGACGCCGCGCGCGGGCTGGAATCATCCTGGAAGGAAATCTCCGTGGTCGCCGGTGGTGCGGCCCTGGCAATCGAAGGTCTAGCACGGAGCCAGGCCCCCCTAAACGAGAGCACACGCAGGCTTGCTTCGTCCATCGGCGTGACCGAGGGCGAGATGCGGGATTTAATTAAATCGACTTCGGATGTGACGTTCCCGCTGGAGGATGTCGCCGCGGTTATGGAGTCCGGCCGCCAGCAGGGAATCAAATCCACCGAACAATTGCAGGAATTCGCGCTGTTCTGGGATAAGGTCGGAGACGCCACCGGTCTCGCCGCGGATGACTTATCCGACGCAGGCGTCGCCCTTCGAACGATGGGCATCGCGGCGGGCGAGGAAGCGGAGGCGATGGACGCTTTCGGGTTTATCACCGAGGAGACGACCTCGGACGTGGGAGAGTTCCTTCAGATTATCGAGCGCGTCGGCCCCGAGTTATCCGAGATGGGGGTTGACGTCGACCAGACGGCCGGGCTCCTTGGCGTGCTTGAAAACGAGATGGGGCTCACCGGGCGGATGGCGCGCCGCGAGTTGGAGCAGGGCATCCGGGAGGCGGACGGATCCCTGGAGGACCTGCTCGAAACGCTGGGAATCACCGAAGAGCAGTTCGCGAACTACACCGAGCAGGTCGAGGGTAGTAGCGAAGTCATCGACCGGAACGCGGAACTGCACGGCGAATCTTATACACGGATGCAGGAACTTCAACACAGCCTCGGGGAAGTCAGTTACGCGATGGGCGGTTACATCGAACAGGCGGCGGGTTTGGCTCCGCTCATGCTCGCCGCCGGTCCCGCCATCAAGGGTGTATCCCTAGCGAAGCAAGGGCTAACCGCCGCGGCGGGTGTAGCCTCGAAGGCCGTGGCGTTATTTGGTAAGGTCATGACGGCCGTAACCGGCCCGATAGGCCTCGCGATCCTGGCGATCACCGCGGCAGTAGCCATCGGGTGGTACCTCTACAATAACTGGGATGAGGTTGTGGCATTCATCACCCAGTTGTGGCAGGACTTTTCCGACTGGTTCGGTGGCTTGGTGCAGGGTATCAAAGATCGCTGGGAAGACTCGGTCGAACGAGTTCTCGACATCGCGCACTCATTTCGCGACGGCGTTGTGGATGCGTGGGACTCCCTGGTCGACGGAATCAAGGGCCCGGCGAACGCGATTATCGGTATAGCAAATGGCGTCATTGGTGCCTTCGAGCGGATGATAAACAGCGTGGCGCGCGCAGTCAACAGCGTCCCCCGGATCAATATCCCAAGTTGGCTGGGTGGCGGGAGTTTCGGTCTTCCGACGATACCGGAAGCAAACCTGCCACGCATACCACAACTAGCCCGCGGCGGTGACGTAACCCGAGGCGGTCTGGCCCTGGTCGGTGAGCGCGGTGCTGAGGTCGTCGATCTCCCCACGGGCTCCCGGGTGCATCCCCACGGGTCCGGCGGCGGCGTGGTAATCCATAATCTAATCATCAACGCTGACGACTATGAGGGCGGCCAGCGCGCAGGGCGGGGGTTCGTGGACGAGGTCCGCAGGCTAGGGTTCAAGTTGACGGAGGCCCGGGTATGAACGTCAGTCAGGTAACAAACGTCATGGAGGTCTACGACGAAGGGTCCTGGACACAGATCCCCTTCGAGGCCGCGTCCGTGACCGAGCACGCCCGGGAGCCCGTCCGGGAATTATCTTTTCAGGTGGCCGGGATTACCCGGGAGGATCCCCTGTGGTCCCTGCTCAACCTCGGGCGTCGCGTCCGATTCACTCAGACGGTGGACGGGGACGTGTACACGTTCGAGGGTACGCTCATGACCCGTCCGGTTCGAGCGGAAGGTCCCGCCACGGACGTGTTCAACTTGACGTGCTATGATGAAAGTTACGATGCGGAGCGGTACCGGTTTATAGATTCTTACCCGAAGGACGGGGTGCACACCTGGTCCGCCATCATCGAGGACGCCTGGACTCGGTACGGTCCCGCGGGGGTGGACCTCAGCAACGCGACAGGGAACACCGCCGACGCCACGCCCGTATCCAGTAACCTGGAGACGTTGTTCGATTTCATGGAGACGATCTGCGACCGTAGCGGGTGGAGGTGGTACGTCCGCGACGGGGAACTGCACTTCCTCGACCCCTCGGCGGAGGTGTCCGACCTCGTGCTCAACCAATCCTTGCTCAAGCCCGGGCTGGTCTCGGAGTCCAGCCTCGCGGACGTGTCGAATGTAGTCTACGTCCCCGCGCGCTTCCGAGTTGTAGACTTCGAGGATATACAGAAAACCGAGACGGGGGTCCATCGGTATTTCACCCAGTACGCCCCCTTAGTGCGAGAGTTCGAAACCGCGGGAGGTACGGTGCAGGTCGACAACCCGCCGCGGGTTTTCCTGGACGGGGTGGAATTCGATACAGTCCTCCCGGAAGACGATTTCGAAGCAGATACGGCGGATGTCGTCTACAATAGCGAGAACCGCTTTGTGCGACTTAACGCGGACCCCGCCGGGTCCTACGAGTTGAAAATCATCTATACCGCCGAGATAAGCGTCATTGTTCGACGCCAGCACCTATCCTCCATGGAACTGTTCGGGCAGGTGGACCACGTAATCCGCCGGAGCCCACGCCCTTCCCGGCCGGAGGCGGAAGCGATAGCGGATGCGTTCCTGGATAAGAACGCGCTTCCCACCTCGGCGATCACCGCTAGCCTGCACACCCCCAAGGTCCGGGCGGGGACGTACTACCGGGTGAAGATCCCCGGCTACAACATTAATCAATTGATGCCGGTCCAGAAATTGACCCGGTCATGGTCGGCGCGACAGGGTCTCCAGGTGGACGTAGAACTCGCCCGGGTACCCCTGGAGGACGACCACCTCATCATCGAACTGTTCCGCCGCCTGCACCGGATAGAGTCCGCGCAATCCACGCGGGTCGAGCGTGTGGAGCGGTACGCAGATTTCGCGGATATCTGGGTATGGGGCGAAGAGATCGAGACGTTCTGGTCGTCGTTCCGGTACCTGGCAGACACACACGAACTAGATCCGGGCGTTAGATACTTTGGAGAGGGAAGGCAGGTGTACCCCGGATGAAGATCCAGTCCCGCTGGGGGTGGCGCGGTGTGTTCGAGTTTTTCATCGATGACGGAGAGGCGATCCGGTATCACAACGAGATCACCCCGGAGGGCGTCCAACATGTACTCAACATGATGGTGGGCGACGAGGCCCGGGCGTTTGATACCATAACTCTTGAGAACGAGGCCGGGACGGAGACGGCTTCCAAGACGATCATCCCCGAGGTGCTCACCGGGAAACTTCGATCCACGGTGCTGTTCGACCACACCGAGGCAAACTTCCACATCAAGCGGGCGCAACTTTGGGCCGATACGGTGAAGATAGCCGAGACCCCCGTGGACATCCAAAAGACCAACAGCCAAAGTCTTACGGTGGTCCGATCCGATACGTTAGAGGGTGAGACCGGATGACATACGATCCGACAAACTGGCTTCGAAGAATCGTAGAACACCCGAACCGTTACGAGTTGGTGGATCTCGGCGGTGGGCTGTTCACCATCACGCCGTCCGAGGGTACCGTCACCCAGGAGGGCACGCCGCTGAGCGAGGCGAACCTCGGCAAGATCGAGCAGGGCATTGTGGATGC